TAGCTTTTTAACAAGGAGAAACTATGGCTAAATCATTTGACGTTAGTAAGTTCCGTAAGGACTTAACTAAAAGTATAACAGGTATGAGTAGTGGCTTTAATGATCCAACAGATTGGATTAGCACAGGCTCATATGCACTAAACTATCTTATTAGTGGCGACTTTCATAGAGGCGTTCCACTAGGTAAGGTAACAGTGTTTGCAGGAGAATCAGGCGCAGGAAAGAGTTATTTCTGTGCAGGTAATATTGTAAAACACGCACAAGATCAAGGTATCTTTGTAGTATTAATTGACTCAGAGAATGCACTTGATGAAAGTTGGTTACAAGCATTAGATGTTGACACTGGAGAAGATAAACTTCTTAAACTTAATATGTCAATGATCGATGATGTAGCAAAAACTATTAGTACATTTATGATAGACTATAAAGCAATGAACGAAGAAGATCGTCCTAAAGTATTGTTTGTAGTTGACTCATTAGGTATGTTACTAACACCAACAGATGTTGATCAGTTTAACAAAGGTGATATGAAAGGTGATATGGGTCGTAAGCCTAAAGCACTAACATCACTTGTACGTAACACTGTTAATATGATTGGTAGTTACAACGTAGGACTAGTATGTACTAACCACACATACGCATCACAAGATATGTTTGATCCAGATGACAAGATCAGTGGTGGACAAGGTTTTATCTATGCATCAAGTATTGTTGTTGCAATGAAAAAGATGAAACTAAAAGAAGATGAAGCTGGTAATAAGATTAGCGAAGTACGTGGTATTAGAGCAGGTTGTAAAGTAATGAAAACTCGTTATGCAAAACCTTTCGAAGGCGTACAAGTAAAGATTCCATACGAAACAGGTATGAATCCTTATAGTGGTCTTATTGAACTGTTTGAAAAGAAAGACTTGTTAGTAAAACAAGGAAACAGACTCAAGTATATCGATCTAAACGGTGAAGAACATCTTGATTATCGTAAGGCATGGATGACTCCAGAGAAGATGAATCTTATTATGTCAGAATACGACGAGAAAACTGCACCTGTGGTAAATACCGATGATGATATGCCCGAAACAGAGGCTGTCGTAGAAGCAGAACTTATTGAACAGGAGTAAAGTATATGGATAGTAGTCTTGTAGTTGACATGTGGAATACATTTAAAGATAGTATTGATAAAAAGACAATTGAAACAACAGCTGAAACATTTGTAGATACATGTGCCGACTATGGTGCAGATGATCAATGTTTTAGAGATGCATTAGGTAGTTGTGATATTTTAGATAATGCTATTAACTATTATTTAGATCTTGAAGAAGATGTAGATGATGACGAAGAAGAATGGGAAGATTAAATGGGATATTACTCTGAAGTAGCTAGAGATATCAATAAGATCCCCACAGCAATTAAGTTTTTTGAAGATGAACTTATTGAAGCCCGAAGTGAAGTAAAACTAAAAGGCAATGTTGAACGTGCCGCGGCAGAAATGCCCGGCATCGTTGAACAGCGTTTCAATCAATTACAAGAAATTGAAGCCATATTAAATTACCTAAATATTGAGCTACGTAGATTACGTAGTTCATTTTTTAAAAAATATCTTGAAAATTATCAACGTGCTTTGTCTAGCAGAGATGTTGAAAAATATGTTGACGGCGAAGCAGACGTTGTTGACTATGAAAAGATTATTAATGAGTTTGCATTACTTCGTAACAAATGGTTAGGCTTATTGAAAGGTCTTGATCAAAAACAGTGGCAGATAACAAACGTTGTCAAACTGAGAGTTGCGGGTATGGAAGATGCATCAGTATAAATTTCAAATTCCAAAAGGTTCTAAAGAGTTACGTGGCCAACTGTTTTCTTATCTTTATAAACATTGTGATGTAAAAACAATAGAACGTCCAGAAGAAATTGAAAAAGATAGATATCTAGCATTTAGTCATCCGTTTGATGATTGGGTGTTTGATGCTATTCGTAAAGATCCTAGTATTAACTTCTTTCATTTAGATAACGGATACATAGGTAATCATAGACACAAAAGACCTGAGTATTATAGAATAAGTTATAATGCACTACAGAATGTGCATGTACGTCCACCTGTAGATAAAAGCAGGATCAATCACTTAGAAATAGACGATAATTTATGGCAAGATTGGAATGAAGAAGGTGATTACAATCTATTAGTAATGCCTAACAACAGTAATATATTTAGGTACTTAGGAGAAGACTATAATACATGGCGTAGAGATACAATATGTTGGTACGACAGTCTTCCAGAAAAATTAATTATACGAGAAAAAGAAGGCAAGCGTAGACAACGTTTTCAGGAGATACTTCCTATGATGTTGAAAGCTAAAAAGGTAATTACATATCATAGCATGGCAGTAGTCGAAGCATTATGTTTAGGCAAGCCAATTGAAGTGTTAGGACAAAGTGCAGTACAACATTGGCAAAAACAATATGGTTTTGATAGAACAGAAATGTTAGAACATATTGCACACAGCCAATTTAGAAGAGATGAATATGCAAATGGTGATGCTTGGGCAATAACATTTAAATATCAACTGGAGCAATAATGTATACTGAAATAGATGGGTGGCGTTCACTCAAAAATGATATTTGTTTAAAGAGTGCAAAGAAGCAAGGTAATGGCGATATCAACAATTACCAAAATATAGAATTAATGACAGCAATGAGCTATTGTGCTAAGTGGCGCACAGCAGTTGATGTTGGTGCACATGTAGGTATTACAGCATTTCAAATGGCAAAAAGTTTTGAACATGTACACGCATATGAAATTAATCCAAAGATTTACGAATGTATGAACTATAACTTAGAGTCTCGTGCAGTAGGTAATGTAACAACATATCCTGTAGGACTTGGACAACGCAAACACAATGTTTCTATTAAAACAACAAATAAAAGTTTTAGTACACATGTTGCTCCAGATGTTGAAGGCGGCGATATACAAGTTATGCCTTTAGATTTTTATAATTTACAAGATGTTGATTTTATTAAAATTGATGCAGAAGGGTATGAACCTTTTGTTGCACAAGGTGGGCTTGAAACTATTAAACGTTGCTCACCTATTATACTTTACGAATGTAAAGATCACCCAATGCGTTACGGACATAACTCCGACACAATTAGACACATACTTGCACCACTTGGATATAGAATGATTAGAAAAATTGGCAGAGGAGAAAAGAATGCCATCATCGGACATAGACCAGGGATAGCAATTGATGTTTAAACTCCCTGAACTAAGAGGACATATGTGTCCTAGAGAAGAACCAAATATAATATATTTTAGTTGCGACTATAATTACTTTGATCGACATGGATTTGCACTACAACAGAGTATTAATAGAACAGTAGGTTGGGTACATGTACACTGTCACATTATTAATGAAGGAAATATTGATCACGCTCTACTAAAAGATTTAATGGGCAGATACAAATTTACATATACTTGGGAAGATACTAACGAACAGTTTTACAAAGACTTGCCTAAGAATAAAAGCATGATGGGCGAAGGAATGCAAATTTTTAAAACTAGTGATATAGATTATATTGCTAGACGTACATATTTGGCTAGCGTAAGATTCATAAGTATGGCAGAAATATTTACATACCCACACCAAAGAGTATTACAGATTGATTGCGACAGTATATTACGTAACGGCTTCCACGGACACGAGTTTGAAGAAGTAACTAATGCTGTTGGAGTTATGCCTAAGCCAAAAGAACAACATATTTTTATTGCTAGTGCATTAAGTCCAGGCATAGAAACTAAAGGTATTGAATGGCGTAACTTATTTGCTAAAAGAATGATTACCGCATTTGAAAACGGATGTTATTGGTTTGTAGATCAAGTAGTACTTAGACAAGTAATGTCTGAATGGAAAAATATGGGTAACGATTATAATCATATTGGATACAACTGGAATAGTTGGGGTATTAAAAAGAATAACGTTTTTAGTACAGGTAAAGGTAACAAAAAAGAAGGTTTAAAGTTTAAACAGGCACAATTAAAATGGTTACCACATCACTGGTATACAGTTGTAATGAAAGAAATACAGGTAGAAATAGGAAAATGATTGGATACATAATCTATCTACCAAGTTATCCTAACAGCGTTAGTATGGCTAGTCGTGCATTAGAAACAGGAACTAAGCATGGTTGGAACTTAGAATTATACGAAGGTGTTAACGGTATGAAACAAGGCCTTGCTGATTCTAATCTAAAAGTATACCAACACAAAAAAGCAGAACGCTTACTTTCTCGACCAGGCACACAAGGGTGTTTTTTAAGCCAATACTTGTTGTGGCAAAAATGCCACGAAACAAATACACCAATATGTATATTTGAACACGATGTTGTTTTTAAAAAACCAATGGGTGAATACGAAGACTGTGATGTATATAAGTTTGAAGGATTTAAAAAAGCAAAACCTATACCTCCTGGCAATTGGTATGAAGGTGCTAGAGCTTATCGTATTACACCTTATGGAGCAAAAAAGATATTAAATTGGGTACATGCTAATGGAGCAATGCCAGCAGACTGGATGCTGTGTGACGGAATTGTAGATATGCGTTTTGATAAGTATAGTAAAGTTACATATAAA